AAAGGCTACTATGAGATTAATTTTGGTGATGGTAAAAGTTTCGGTAAATCTCCTGCCGTCGGCAGTAAAGTTGTAGTCAGATATTTTTCTTCAAGGGGAACAGATGCAAATGGGTGTACTGGTTTTAAAAGCGCAAATAGTTATGTCTTAAATGATGTAAACTATCCTATTAATATTCAAACACAAAAATCTTCTACAGAAGGTTATGAGAAAGAATCAATAGAATCCATTCGTAAATTAGCACCACTTCAATTTGCAGCTCAGAAGAGATTAGTAACATCTGCAGATTATAGAGCAATGATTCTATCTAACTTTCCTGTTATAAAAGATGTTGCAGTATGGGGTGGCGAAGATAATGTACCTATTGATTATGGAAAAGTTTATATCAGTCTTCAATATCAAGATGGGACATCAGAAGCTGTAAAAACCGCAACTCAAAATAGTATTGAAACTAATTTTACAAATCAACTTTCGGTTATGTCAATTTCAAATAAATATGTCACTCCTGAAGAAACATATTTAGAAATAACAGGTAATTTTAATTATGATCCTAGTTTAACTAACGATACAGGTTCTGCTATCCAAACAACTATTACAAATTTTCTACAAGAATATTTTACAAATACTTTAAATAGTTTTAATTCATCTTTTAGTAGATCAGAAGTATTAACAGAAGTTAGTGATTTAAATAGAGCCATACTTTCTGCAAAAATGGATCTTAAAGTTCAGCAGAGATTAAATGTGACCGTTGGTTCTCCTAAAAATTATAATATATATTTTCCAGTAATGTTAATTCCTGCTGAAGCGCAAGACTATAGTATTGAATCTTCAATGTTTACTTATGGCGATGATTCAGTTCGTTGTACTATTAAGAATAAATTAAATTCAAATATATTGCAAGTTGTATCAACTACAGGTACTGTAATCGTAGAAGATATTGGTAGTTATAATTATCAAAAGGGTAGTGTTAATTTAAATGGCTTTGCTCCAGTCTCTATATCAACTGGAACTCCTTATATTACATTTAGTTCAACACCTCTTGATCAAAGTATGATTTCTCCTCTTAGAAATTATGTACTAAGATTGGACACTGCAAAATTAAGAATGCAACCACTAAAGAATGAGCAAGACACAAAGGTAGCGCTGTAATATAATGTCTGAAGATAGAAATCATACATCAATTAGAGCTGACTATGTAAGAGATATTCTGCCAGAATATTTTGCTGCTGATTATCCTAATCTCATTCAGTTTTTAGAAACTTACTATGACGCTTTAGATAGTGATGGCAATTTTGGCAACACGATAAAAGATTTATATGAAATAAGAGATATTGGAAAAACAGATTTAAAATATCTTGATAATCTATTTGATGAAATTGGTCTTAGTCTATCGTCACAATTTGTTTCTAATCCAAGAGAAATATTAAAAAATCTTGCAAAGTTTTTTAGAGTAAAGGGTTCTCTTTATTCTGCAGAAGGTTTCTTTAGAGGATTCTTTGATACATCAGCAGAAGTTGAATACCCAAAAGATAAAATTTTTACATTAGATGATCCATTATCAATACTCGGACCTAAATCATCTAAGAAAATGCAAGATGGTAGATTACATCAGGTATTATCTCATCTTATAAAGACCACAGTACCATTAAAAGACTGGGAACAATTATATAAAAAGTTTGTACATCCTGCTGGATTTTATTTACATGCTGAAGCACAGCTTTATACTAATCCAACATATAAGCCTGTTGGCATTCTTTCAGATGCAACTCCACTAAATTTAAGAATTGAAACTGATAGTGCTTTACCGAAGTTGGCTATAGATACTCGTATTATTAGTAAAACCGATATGGGTAATAGTGACATTCTTGTGATGGATGGACATAAAGAATATGTATGTGGATCAAATACTAGAAGATTTCAGTATGCAAACATATTAGATTATACTGATAGTGAAGGGTGGTTTATTGAAGATAGTTATGGTAGAGCATTAGAAGGTCCGGGTCTTTCTGTTAAAAATTCTGTAGATGCTGGATTATATAGTAATAAAGAAATTAACATAGCTGCAATAGATTTATCACCAACATTAAAAAGTGAGAATATTAAATACCAACCTGGGCTTACAGAAGTACCAGGAGAACCATATAGTATATTTGAAGCGGCACCTGCTTTGATTAAAACATTAGACACACATACACCAACCACATCATCAACTTTAATTCAGATAAATATTCCAGCCGAGTTAAATAAAACTCTTGCTCAAATTACAAGAGGTGACAGTAAAACATATATTTCAAGAATGTATTTAACTGGCGACTATTCTTCAACTAAGCTTGATATCGCTCTTCCTGGATTAGGAGATTCTTTTGGTGGTGATCACTTTTGCATAGGTGGAGATTTAGATGCTGCTAATCATTCTACTGCCGTTGTATCAGCTTCAGCTCCAGTATTAAGAGTTGATGATATTCTTGATTCATATGGTATGTTAGATATAAACTTTAAAAAGACTGGAACGGGTGCTATAAGTGTAAAATTTAACCTTTCACATAAATTTAACAGTATATATGAGTGGATTAAGTATGATTCCAATGCAGTTTTTGATATAAATAGTTTTAATTATGGTGACAACCAAAGTATGAGAAATGTGACTATTCAAGAATTAAGAAATAAGAATATGTCATATTTAAAAGACGCAATAATTTAATAGGTAGAGCATGTCGACAATTGTAACACAAAACTTTAAAAAGGAACTCATGATTGGGACCATTCGTAGTATTAATAATACTACGGAAAACTATTATATTGGCGTGTCTCGATCTAATCCATGGAATGCTGCAGATTCAGCACCAACAGCTAAAGATAATATTAGGATTCAAAACGAATTCCGAAATGGTCTTCAATCTATTCATCGGGTTGCAGCAGCTTCATTAGTTGTTCCTCGTAAATCTTGGTCTACTGGTTCTACATATGTTGCGTATGATGATAAAAAAGATTTAACAGACTATGGCTCTGAGTTTTTCTATGTTGCAAATAATAATCATGATGTCTATATTTGTTTAAGACAGGGAACGGATGCAACTGGTTCAGCGGTAGCTTCGACTGTTCAGCCTACAGGTTCTAATAATGATCCATTTGAAACATCTGATGGATACGTTTGGAAGTTTCTTTATACTATTAGTGCACTAGATGCTACTTTATTTATGACTAATGATCATATGCCCATTGATCGTATTTTAGCCACAGATTCAAATTCTACTGGTAATGAAATAAAACAGTATGAAATTCAGAATACCGCCAAGCCTGGTATGATTACAGCGTTTGAAGTAACAGCAGGCGGTTCTGGTTATACTAATCCGTCAGTTAATATTAATGGTGTTAATTATCCAACACTTGTAGATTTTACTTTAGATTCTCCTTCAGGAACAATTGTAAAAGCAGAATATAATCCTGATTCCTCAGGTACTACTTTAAACTATGTTCACGGATTAAGAGGAGCACAAATAACTCTTACTGATTCTAATGGAACAAATGGCGAAGTGAGAGCTGTTATGTCCAGTGGATTAGGTATTGGTGGGGATGCATCTTCTGATCTTAAATGTGGTTCTATGATGATTGGTGTAAGAGTTGATGGAAACACATCTGACTGGTTGCTTAATCAAGATTATAGACAGATTGGTATTATCAGAGGAATTAAAGATTCTGCTCAAGGTACTCAGTGGACTAATCTTACTGGTGGTGCGTTACAATCTATGACTCTTGCGACACAAACAGTTGCATTTACAACAGATGAGGTTATTGTTGGTGCCACAAGTGGTGCAAAAGCATACGTCGATCAAACTAATGGTAATACAATTCTATTCCATCAAAATGATTCAACCGGTTATGTCGGATTTGTAGCAAATGAAACTTTGACAGAAATGAGCGGACCAGGACAGGGTACTGTAGGCAATCCACTTATAGCATCAGAGGTTGATCCATTTACAGGTGAAATACTGTATATAGATAATAGGTCTGCAGTAACTAGAGTTGCTAATCAGACAGAAGATATTAAAATAGTTATTCAATTGGATGAGTGTTCATGACCGTAAACTATACTAAAAATTTAGAAGCCCAAATTTATAAAGACGACTTTGACCCAGACAAAGGGTTCCATAAAGTATTATTTAAAAGCGGTAAGGCACTTCAAAGTAGAGAATTGAATCAACTTCAATCTATTATACAAGAAGAAATTAAAACGCTTGGCACTAATCTTTTTAAAGAAGGTGCTTCACTTGAGTCTGCTGCTCTTACTTTTAATAATCGTTACAGATATATTAAACTTAATACTGATCCAACTGATGCTACAACACCAGGTGTTTCTTTACCAACTGACGTTTCTAACTTTAAAGATAAGGTTTTTGTTGGTCAACTTTCTGGTATTTCCGTAAAAGTTATTGAAATAGTAGAAGCTGAAGGATCAGATCCAGCAACAATTTATGTCCAATATCTTGATACTCTAAATGGAACATCTGGAACAGAGCCAGCTTCCGTAACTCCAGGTGAAGAATTACTTGAAAAAGACGGTTCGGTTGTTTTAGTTGTTCAAACAACCAATACTACTGCAGATCCAGCAACTGGCTATGGTTTTAGGATTTCTGCTGGTCCAGCATCATTCTTTGCTGAAGGACACTTTGTCCATGCTCCAAAACAGAGTTTAATTGTTGCAAAGTATTTTTCAAATCCAACTGCTACAATTGGTTTTAAACTTACACAAGTAGTAACCACAGCAGATGATGACGATTCTTTATATGACAACCAAGGAGATTTACCAAACTATACGGCTCCTGGTGCAGATAGATATACAATTAATTTAGAACTTGTAAATAAAAATACTATTCAAACCGATGAAACATTTATTTATTATGCTAAAATTGAACATGGATTCCTTGTTGAAGCAGTTACTGGATATGATCAATATAATAAAATTAATGATATTATGGCTGTACGAACAAAAGAAGAGTCTGGTAATTATACTGTAAAGCCATTTAGACTTTCTTGGGATGAACATTCATCAGATAATACAAAACTATCTTTAGGTGTAAGTAGCGGTACAGCGTATGTAAATGGCTATAGAGTTAGTAAAGCATCTGCTAGTACTTTAGATATATCAAGATCAACCACTACTGTCACACAAGAAAATAAGGGTATTTCTGGAACGTATGGTAATTATATATTAGTTGAAGCTGGATTCTTTGGTGTGCCAGATGTTAATATTTTTGAAAGAGTAGATATTAGTGACGATACCACAGGAACTGCGGCGTTTGGTGTTAATGATAAAATTGGAACACTAAGAATTAGAGGTATAGATCCAGGTGAACCAGGATCTAATACATTTAAAGTGTATGTATTTGACATTGAAATGAATGCAGGTAAAATATTTAATAGAGATGCTAGAGCAATTGGTTTAGATAGTGGTGCCTGTAGTTGTGAAAGACAAGAAATGAGACTTGTCAGATCAAATAATAAAGTTATAATATATGAAACTCAAGCAAATGAGTTATTCTTTAAAATACCTGGTAATAGACCAAGCGCAGTTTCAGATATTTCTATGACTCTTGCAAAAAGATATAGGGGTACTGCTGCAGCTAATGGCTCAATGACAATAACTGCTTCAGCAGGAGAAGTATTTACAGACACTGTTAATTGGATTATTTCAGATCCAGGTGGTGCAACAACTGGACAATCTCCTACATATAGTGGAGTTGGTACATCAAGTGTTACGATTACGGGTCTAGTTAGTTCTAAAAATGGTGGTACAATTGCTACGGGGTTCGATCAATTTGAAGTATATGCTTATACATTTAAAGGTGCTTGTAATGTTGCTTCTAAAACAAAAGTTACAACTACAGCACTTGTTACTTTTAATCCAAGTACGGGTGTTGCACAGCTACCATATACTGATGTAATAGGTGTAGAAGAAATTAGAATATTAGCTTCTAACGGAAATCTTGTCACAGATAAATTTGAAGTAGATGGTGGTCAAAGAGATAATTCATACCAAAAAGGTTCTATTACTATTAAACCGGGTAGAACAGTTACTGGTAATTTCCAAAATACAACTCTTCAATTATTTGTTAAATTCTCTTATTTTGCTCACGGTTCTGGTGACTTCTTTGGACCTAGCTCTTACTCAACAATTGATTATCAAGATATTCCTAATTATCAATTAGCAAATGGCCGCTATGTAGATTTAAAAAATTATCTTGACTTTAGATCATCAAAAGGAAGTAGTGGTACATATTCAACTACTGATGCCGAGATATTTATTTTACCGAAACAAGGCTCAACTATTGTTGCTGATGTTTCATATTATCAGCCAAGATATGATAAGTTAGTTTTAACACAACAGGGCGAATTTAAATATATTAAAGGTACTCCATCTTTAACCCCTAAGTTTCCATCAATTCCTGATGGTGCCATGGAGCTCCATAGAATTAGATTAAATGCTGGAACATTTGGTCCAGATGATTTAACATTCTCTATGCTTGATAATAAGCGTTATACAATGAGAGATATTGGTAAATTAGAGAAAAAGATTGATGATCTTGCAGAAGTAACATCTCTTACACTATTAGAAATGGATACAGCTAATATTGATGTGTTAGATTCTGATAATAGAAATAGAACAAAATCAGGATTTATGGCAGATAATTTTGAGAATCAGTATTTCTCGGATATTACACATCCAGGATATTCAGCAGCCATTGATCCAAGAAATAGACTCATAAGACCAAGAGCAATTACAAATAATATTGGTCTTTATTATGATTCAAACGCATCTACAAATACAATTATGAAAGGTGATAATGTATATACGACTTATAATACAACTCCTTATATTGTTCAAGATATTGCATCATCTACTGTAAATGTTAATCCATATTTAAATTTATTTTATAATGGTGCAATGACACTTTCTCCAGCATCTGATGATTGGTATGAAACTGATTATATACCAGATAAAATTATTCCGGGTGGATCATTACTTAATACAGACTTAGCTCTTCAGTGGGGCGATCATGAATGGAATTGGGGCGGTACTGATATTAATAATCTTAATATTGGTGATGAACAATCAATCACTTCAGAGATTGCTAGAAATAATTGGAAAGAAAGAGTCGGATTTCTTTGGAATAGAAAAACTACAACCGGAACGGATGTTACAAGTGAAACCGTTGTTAATAGAGTTGTTGCTTCAGAAACAGTCAGAGAAGTTATTGATGATAGAGTTGTAGATGTTGCATTTATTCCATTTATGCGATCTAAACTTGTAAAATTCCAAGCTGAAGGTCTTTCACCTAATACACAAGTTTTTGCATACTTTGATGGTAGATCAGTTGCTAAATGGGTTAGACAAGAAGCATTTAGCGGAGTTAATATAACAAAGCAAACCGATGTAAGTAATCTTTATAAAGCTGCAACTGAATATCCTTTAACTGGTGGTAAGACAAAATTGTATACTGATGGCCAAGGTAAGATTCAGGGTGCATTCTTTATTCCATCTTCTAATACAAGAACAGCAGGAACAACAAACTTTAGAACAGGCGATATCGAATTTACTTTATTAGATATTACTGAGTTTAATAAAAAGAATGCAAGCTGTGCCGCTTCGGCAATCTTTAGTTCTACTGGTACTCTTACTACAAGGCAGGAAGATGTCTTATCTACACGTCTTCTTCATATTGTTGGAACAAGTACAACATCTACAGAAACAATTAATGTATCATCCTCTGGTGGTGGAGGAGGAATAGATATTCTTGGAGCGATTAATACAGTTGGTAGTGGTATTGCAACAGGAATTGGAGAAGTTTTTCAAGGAGACTTAATTGGTGGTGTTTCATCAGCCGTTGGTAGTGTAGCAGATGCTGCTGGAGATTTAATTAGTGATACAGTAGGTGTTGTTGAAGATGTATTTAACTTTGTAAAAGATATATGTTTCTTTGATCCTATTGCTCAGTCTTTCCTTGTTACAGAAGCAAATGGTGTATTCTTAACAGAAGTAGGTTTATTCTTTGCTAAGAAAGATACAAGTGAACAACCATTTCCGATAGAAATTCAAATTAGACCTACTGTAAACGGTCATCCATCTTCTGATCTTTCGCTCCCAGGATCTATTGTTAGTATTCCAGCAAGTGATGTTGTTGTTTCAACAGATGCTTCAGCAGAAACAAGAGCAGTATTTAAAGAACCAGTATATTTAAAACCATTTACCGAATATGCAATTGTAGTTATTTCTAATAGTGATGCATATGAAGCATATATTTCAAAAATGGGCGAATTTAAATTAGGTTCTACAACCGAAAAAATTAATACTCAACCATTTCTTGGTTCATTCTTTAAATCTCAAAACAATAGAACATGGGAACCAGATCAAATGTCTGATCTTAAGTTCACATTATATAAAGCTGAGTTTAATGCAAACCTTACAACTAAAGCAATATTTAAAAATGTTGCAGTTCCAAGAAAGATTCTTCAAAGTGATCCAGTAGAATTATTCTTTAAAGATAGTTCAGATTTCTCTGATGTTTATATTAGAAGCCCACTTCATGGTTTATATGCCGGAGATACTGTTAATTTAAATGGAATTATTGGAACACCAGTAGATAGCGATTTAAATAATAATCCATATACTGTAACTGAAGTTGATCCTACTGGATTTGTAATTACAGTTCCAACTCTTACTTCGCCATCTCCATATTATAATTCTATAACTGGTGGTAGTGCCGTAACTGTTGAACAAGCCTATAATTATAGTACAATTTGGCCATCTGTGCAATCAATCGAGCCACCTTCAACTAGATTAGACTATAATATTAAAATGGCAGCTGGTAAATCATATGCAGATAATAGTTCTAATGCTATTAATAATGCAGATATTTTAGATACTGTAGCTACAGTAGTTGCACCTAATCAAGATAATGAACTTGGTGTTATGAAAAGAGTATCGCCACCATCTAAGCTTGCAACATCTATGGTATTAGAAGCGGAAATGAAATCAAGTAATGTTTATGTAACACCGGTTATTGATCTTCAAAGAACGTCTGCAACTCTTATTGCAAATCTTATTGATAATCCAAGCAATGTTCAGAGTACAACACAGAATAAGCCTATTGAGTGGTCTCACGCTTTAGATAGTGATACTGTAAATGATATTATGGGTACGACTAATTATACAGCCTATTATGATCCTCTATTTGGTGAAACAAGAGAGAACGGTCCTGCTTCCGCAAAACATATTACTAAACCCGTGCGCTTAGCTGCTTCTGCTGTCGGGTTAAAAATTATTATGGGTGCTAATAGACCATCTGATACATTTATTGATATGTATTATAGAGCATCAAAGGCTGATACTCTTGTCGGAACAACTTGGACAAGAATTGACTCAGAAAAACCAGTTCAAACTGATGATGATACAAGTATCTTTAGAGAATACCGCTATTTAGTTGGTTCTGTCGATGGTACCAGTGATGAATTTACACAGTTTCAATTAAAAATTGTTCTAAGGTCTACTAATCAGACTAAAGTACCTAAATTAAATGATCTAAGAGTGATTGCACTAGGAGACTAGGTTGGAAGATTATAGATATGCTAAAGTGGAAAACTATCCCGGCTATAAAAGAGATTTAGAAACTGGGGCAATAGTAATTACTGATGAAGAAGCCTTAATTAAGTCAAGGCAGATTTTGAAAAAGAAAAGAAAAGAAAAACAGGAATTAGCAAAATTAAAAGATGATGTTGCAGAAATTAAAGAACTGCTTTCAACACTTTTAAATAAAATAGGTGATTAATGGCAAGGCAAATATATGTAGACCTAAGTAACTCCATTGAAGCATGGAGACAGAAGACCAACTTGATGGGAGACTACATCGGCGATTTAGATAATCTTGCCGCACCAGCGCCCTATGATTCAAGTATTGTTTCAGCATTTAATTACTTAGATGCTACTGTATTAGATTCATCAGAAACAAGAAATCTTATTTCACTTGTAACATCTGGTCCTAATGCTCTTGCTTCTTTAGCATATAATAATGCTAATGGAGAATTTACTTTTATTACAAATCCTCTTACACCTAGTTTAGTACCAGCTCTTCCTGCTGGTAAAATAACATCAGGTTCTTTTAATCCAGCAAGAATTCCTAATCTATCTGCGACCAAAATTACTTCAGATAAATTAGGTTTAGCTCATGTTCCGGATTTACCTGCAAGTATTATCACATCAGGAATTTTAGATTCTAATAGAATACCAAATACTCGTGGATCAAAGATTATAAGCGAATTACCTTTAGAGCACATTCCACCATTACCTATTGATGTTATGCCTCTCGAGCTAGATTCTTTAGGCTTTGGATTTCCAACTGATCTTTATGGTTCTAATCCAAATGGACCAGTTCTTCTTACTAATTTACAGACAGTAAGTGGTAATAAAACATTTACTGGTGGTATAACAATGTCGTCTAATCTTACGATTAATGATCATGTTTTATCTGCAAGTAATAATACATATAATATAGGTGAAAATACTAATAGATTTGCTACCATGTATGCTACAACCTTTAATGGTGTTGCAACTTCTTCACTATATGCTGACCTTGCGGAAAAATATACAACACGTGAAGAATTGATTCCAGGTACTGCGGTCGCTGTTTCAAACAATGAAGAATATGAAGTCAGAGAAGCAACTATGTCAGATTATTGTATTGGTGTAATCTCTACCGAGCCAGCACTTATGATGAATAGTGAAGCCGAAGGTCAATATGTTGGCCTAAAAGGTCGTGTTCCAGTAAGAGTAAAAGGTCCCGTTAATAAAGGTCAAGCCGTTCATGCACTAGAAGACGGTGTAAGTACAACTCTTAAAACAACTGCTTTAGTCGGTATTGCTCTTGAGACAAATTTAGCTCAAGAAGAAAAGCTAGTTGAATGTGTTCTTAAAGTGTAAGGATGTAATATGGTTGCTGGAAATGTAATAGGAACTGCGGGTGATTTAGTAGATGAACTTCCTATAATTGCAAAGTGGCGAGAACTGTTTCACGATAAAGTAGTAGATCAGATAGTTTGGTCTGGAGATAGTGGACCAGATGTGCAAAGTGATCCTAAAGTTGCTGCAGCTTTTGGCGGCGCTGCAACTCTAACTTCAACAGATACTATTGTTTTAGGTACAAGAGCGAGCATCTCTTTTATTGGTGTTGGCGCTGGTGGCGGTGGTGGCCATGGCAGAGAAAACGGTGGTCCTGGTGGTGGTCCAACAGGAGATAGAAAAGGCATTGATGGTACAAATACTAAATTTGAATTTAGAGCAGGTGCTCCAGATGGAACTCTTATAGAAGCTTTTAATTTAGCTGGCGGCGCTGGCGGAAAAAGCTGTGAAGTTAGTTATAGTAGCAATCCTAATAGATATGCTGAAGGCTCTGCTGCAAATGTTGTATCTTCTGATCCTAATTATGGAACAGTAGGCACTGGTGGTTTACCAAGAGAATCGAGCAGTGGTACTGATGCTACAGGAATAGGTGCTGGCGGAGGCGGCGGAGGCGGTGATTTGCCAGACCAGTATGATGAATCTGGTACCGGAGGTAGACCCGGCAAATCAGGAGAGTTTATAGAAAAAACTTTAAATTTATCTTCATATTCTGGCCAAACAATTTATCTTGTAATCACGAAAGTTGGTGTAGGTGGATCTGGTGCTGTTGGTGGAGGAAATAATGGTGGTACTGGAGCTTCTGGTGGAATTCTTATAAAAGAAGAAGTTCCTTCTACACTACCTAGTACAGGTCCAGCATTTGATGAACAAGGTTTACTTGAATCCTTACGCGGTAGTAGCCATCTTGGCTTAGGTTATAAAATAGATGGTGATAAGATATTTGATGTATTTTTAGCTGAAGCAAATAAATATACCAATATTAGAAAATTAAGAGTTGTCGCCACTAGGGAAGATGGTAGTGTATATGATGAAACACAAGTAGCATATATGGGTCCACAATATAGAACAAATATAGACACAACAACTTCAGCATTAGTTACAGATGAAAATAATTTAGATCCAGCAGAATTAAATGAAGATGAAAATATAATACAATATTTCAATGATTTATATAATGCTTGGAAAACTATAAGAAATGATGTTATCTTAAATGGTGTTATTGGATTAGGATCTAATCCATTACCTACATTTAATATCAATACTGGGCTCTTTTCAACAAACCCAGCTTCAGTAAAATTATACACAACAAGTCAATACTGGTCTCCATCTAATTTAAGAAATGTTGCCCTTGTTGCTATAGGTGCTGGAGGATCTGGTGGTTTAGGTTCTCAAAGTTATGGCGGTGGCGGTGGCGGTGTTGCTATAAGAATACTCCAAGTAGTTCCAGGAGAAACCTATAGGTTTAATATAGGTTCTGGAGGTGCAGCAGTAAATGGTGGAAGTAATGGTGTTAATGGTGGTAATACATCTATATCAGGAGGAAGTTTAAGTTCTTCAGTATTAGGTGGTGGAGGACAACGAGGTGAAGCAACCGGTGATGCTCCTACTAATGGCGGAACCGCTTCAGGCGGAGATTATAATATAGATGGTGGTAACGGTGCTGGTGCTGGAGTTGGAGAACAAACATCTGGCGGTCCGGCAGGTGGACCAGATGCAACTATTTCTGAAATAAATTCCGTACACTCCAGATTTGATTCAAACTCGCATTTAGTAAAAGCCAACGGTAGCAGAATATGTGGATATGGTGGAGAGACAGCCGAAAATGGTTCTAACTTTGGTGGTGGTGGCGGAGCTGCTGTTAGTGGCTATACTGGAGCTGGATCTCAAGGTGTTGTTGCAGTATTCTTTTTCTAAAATATATGATAATTTGTTATAAATAGTATTAATTAAAAATTTAGAGATGGTATAAAAATGGCCAGAAAACCTACAGTTAATTTGACAGATACATTTGAGACTTTTAGACAGAAAACAAATCTCGTCTCAAGTAATGTCGGAGATCCGGATAATTTAACAACTCCGGTGACTACTGATCTTGTTCAGGCTTTAAATGAAATTAATGGTAGAACAACTCAATCTTATATTCGTAATAGTGTCTCATTAAATGCAAGTAATAATGCATTACATGCATCTATGTCATATAATGCAGCAACTGGTGTATTTTCTTTCCAGTCTAATACAATTACAGATTCCGATATTCCTACATTAGATGCAAATAAAACTGGAACTGGAATATTTGATGCGCAGCGTATTCCTGGATTAGATGCTTGTAAGATTATTACGGGTGTTCTTGATTCTGCTAGAATGCCAGCTGGCTATTTTGATAAAGAATTTCTAAACAATACAACAGATGATCTTCAAGAAGGTTCTACAAATCTTTATTATACAGACCAAAGAGTACACGCTGCGGTAGGAATATATCCTGGTGATTCGACACTTGATTATAATACCGCTACAGGACAATTTAGAGTTAATATTGCAGGTTTAAATCTTGCTTTAGGTGTAGATTCAGCAACATCAATTGGGCTTTCACAAGGAGCAATTGATTCTGCATATATTGCAGCCAGAACTCCTTCATCTGGCATAGCATTAACTGATCTTTCTGTAACAACAGGTTCGGCTAGTGGCGGAGGTTCTTTAGCATATAATAATGGAACCGGTGCATTTACTTTTGCTCCGGCAGATATGTCCACTGCGGGTACTAGAGTTTATAGACAAAATATTACTATAGCTGGTGGAGTTGATGGTGCATCATATCAATGGCCATCCACTAGTTTTCCTAGTGGAATATCTCGTAAACCAGATGTTATTAGTACAAAATTAATCTGTACTTCTCCAGCTGGTGGATTCTCTATCGGAGATGAAATATTTTTACCGCCGCATTTTAATGAGCCAGCAGGTGCCCAACAAGGATATAATATTTCATGGGACAATAGTGCATCTAAACTTATATCAACTCTAGGTGAAGACGGGATATCTCTGCTCCAAGAAAGAACGGGTGGAGATTACTTTTATGCTTATGTCACACATTGGACTATGGTTCATAATTTAGTTTGGTATGGAACAGATGCGGATGAAGATATAGACACAACGGCCAGCATGAACGCTCTTTAAGGAAGAAAAGCAATGGTAAGAATATTAGATTTAAATCCGATACAACAAGCTGATATAGATTCAAATGACTATCTTGTTATTTCTAATGTGGGTGGAACAACAATGGCTTCCTCACGCGTTAATGTTATGGAACTTGCTAATTATCTCCAAAGTGGAGGAAATACTCTTGCTACAAAAGCGGAAGTTGATAGCGCTATTGATGTTAATAATGCACTATATTTTCCTTTTACCATTAATGTTGGCTTAGGTCTTGATAGTTTATCAAGTGGTGTTTTAGATAGTGCTAATGATACAATTACAATTAATCATAACGCAAGTTCAGCAAGTTCAACCTCTAGTGTTGGTACTACAAATATTATTCGTAATTTAGAAATTGATGGTGCTGGACATATTACAAACATTATTGAATCAGATGGCGCATTAACGTTCTTAGATTCTGTTGGCGTATTTGCTGGTGCTGGTTTATCTGG